AGGCGAAGGTGACAAGGCCGGTGGCGTAATTGATGTTCGCCGGCGTCACCGTCGTACCGTTCACCGTGATTGCCACGCTGCCGCTCATGGGCTTAGTGATCGTGCGCGTATAAGTCGAAGGCCCGATGCTGTAGGTCTTCACCAGTTGCCAGACGGTCGCCGTCACCGAAACCATCGGGACCGCCGTGGCGACGTAATCGGTCCAATCCTGAAAGGGGAAGGAATAGGCGCGGCCGAACACGTTGCGGAAGTGGGCGATCACCTGCGCCATCTCCTCGCGCGTGCGGATGCCGGTGGAGATATTGTAGTGGGCGCGCGCCTGCGCCCAGCGGATATTGCGCTGTTCCGCGCCCGAGCCGAGCGACACGATCTCGGTCATGAAACCGGGTCCGCCGCTGGCGCCGCGCGCTACCGCGCTCGGAAACGGGATGTTCTGGAAGGGCGTCGGCATCTACAGCCTCCGTGCCCCGGTGCGCACCATCTGCGCCAGGCTGGCCGCCACTTGGCCTTTGCTTTGCTGGAAGGATTGCGGGTTCTGGGTCTGGATCACGATCGCACCGGGCGCGAAAGTCATGCCACCGCCCGAACCGTAGGCGCGCGTCTCGGCGCGGTTGAGCACGCGCTCGCCGGTTTGCAGGATGGCGGGAACTTCGTCGGGTCCCAGGACGGCGCCGGAATGAAACCGCGGCGCGAAGCGGAACACGTTGCCGGGGACCGCGCGATTATCATTCCCGGATTCGCCGACGACACCGCCCTCATGAAAGAGGCCGGCAAACCAGCTGCCGAGGTCGGACATCCAGCCACCGCTCGATGACGAGTCCGACCACGAGCCTTTGACGCCGGTGACGGATACCGATTCCGGATCTGCCGAGCCTTTGCCGAAAAGGCCGCCCAAAGCGCTGCCCGTGGAGTCCAGCGTCGGTAGGTTCTCGCCGAAGATCGCATTTTTCAGTGGATTGGTGACCGCGAGTTTGAATATCTCGTTCTCGATGTCCTGCAGCGCGCTGATTGCGACCTTGGAAAAACTCTGCCAATCGTACTTGCCGGAGGTGATGAAGCTCGCGAACTTGCTCGACACGCTGTCGAACATGCCTTCAACCTCGCCGCGGCTGGACTTGGCGAGGTCCAGTTGCTGCTGCAATCGGGTCGCGGTTTCCGTGTTGGCGAGGATCTGTCGCCCCTCGGCGCTTTCGAGGTCGATGCCCTGTTCGAGCAATTGCGACTTCTTTTGTAAGACCGCCAGTTCCACCTGGCGCACGGACTCGTTGTCGTTGGCGATCTTCAGTTCGTCCTGCAGCAGCGCGATGTTGTGATTGCCGCTTTCGACTTCCTGCTGGGCCTTGGCGCGGGTCTGTTCGGCAGTGTCCGCCTGGCGCGCCTTGGTCATCCGTTCGATGATCTTGGTGAGTTCGTCCTTTGCCTTGCCTTCGGCGAGAGCCTGGGCGATCACCAGCGGCGCCAGCGCGTTTTGCTGTTCCATCGCTTGGCGGGCTTGCAGCGTCGTCATGGTGCCGGCCGCGACGGCATCGTTGAGGCGCTTCTGGGCGGCGGCGTTGGAATCCATTTGGGCGACCTGTCGGGCGCCCTGAACCATCGCCTTGCCGATCGCCTCCTCGCGCTTTTGCGTCCCGAGTTCGGCCATCTGGCCGGCGGTTTCGCCCTTAAGGTACGCCTCGGCCAACTGGATGTAGGCGACGGCGTGGGCGTTGAGCTGGGCTGTAGCTTCGGCGTAGACCTTGGCGCCCGCGGCTTTGATACGTTGCTCGGCCTCGCCTTGCGTGATCACCTGGCCGGCAAGCTCCACCGCCGTGCGTTGCTCGGCGATCGACACCTTCTGCGCCACCGTCTTGGCGTTGGTCGCCTGGATGTCGAGGTTGGTGAGCTTCTGGGCCTTGGTTGCCGGATCGATGTAGCTGGCGACGGCGCGGTTATAGGCGTCCTGCGCCTCTTTCACCTGCGCCAGGGTCAGACCGGAATGTTTCAGCGCGTCGCTGTTGGCGGCGAGCCTGTTGACCACGTCTTGATCGGCTTCCAGGGTCCGGAATTCGGTGTAGCCGGGAAGCGCCTGGCGCGCCAGCGGGGCGGCGGTGAGGGAGAGCTTGGAAGCGACTTGGCTGGCAGCATCCGTTCCAGCCTGCTTCTGTTCCACGCCGAGTTGGGTCTGCAACCGACCAATTTCGGCGCGCAGCGCCACCACTTGGTAAGCGGAATTGACCGTGTCGTCGGATGCACCATGCTGATGCATCGAGTCGATGATGCCCTGCAGCTGGGCCTGTTTGGCCGTCAGCAAGGCGCCCGTCGTCGAAGGCGCTACGCCGTGGCTCAAAGTTTCGATCGCGTCGGACGCTTGCCGCTTCACCCAGGCCCAGGCATCGCCGTACCAAGTGGTCTGGTTGGTCGCTTCTTTCAACGTCTGGGTCAGCGCCTGCTCAAGGACATCTTGCGCCTGGGTGATGTTGCCTTGTGCCACCATCGTGTCGATGGTTTGGCGGGTCTTGTCGTCAAGAGGCTCGCCAGAAGCTGCTCGCCCGCCTTTGCGGGATCGGCGAAGGCCTTGACCATCGTCGCTCGGGCTTCGTCCATGCTGGCAGGGGTCTTGCGGTAAAATTCGACCGTCAGCGTGGTGAGGTCGGAAAGCTGCTGGCCGGTGACCGCGCCGGTCTTGGCGAAGGCAACCTCGATGTCGCGCGCAGACGCGACCGACACCGTGTCGGCCTTGGCCGTGGTCTCGGCGAATGCCTCGATCTGATCCTTGGTGGAGCCGACTGCGCGCCCGGCAAATTCCGTCGCTTCTGCCAGCTTATGCTCGGCGTCTTCGGCCCTGGAATAGGCGAGCGCCAACGCCGTCGCGCTGGCGGCGACGGCCAATCCGATGTCGACATAAGGATTGGCGAAAAGCGATCCGAGCAAGCCGCCAAGCCCGCCTTCGCCTTCCGAGGCGCGCGCAAAGTCTTTGATGGTCGCGGTGATCTGGCGCATCGACAAGTGGCCGGTAGCCGCGCCTTCCGCCAAGTGCGCCAGGCCTTTTGCTAACTCGGTCGTTTTGGTCAGCGACACACCTTCGCCTTCCGCCATCGCCTTCAGGCTTTTGGCGGTATCGTCATAGGCCGTGCGGGCCAGTTTCACGGCGGCGGTGTGTTCCGTCTCGGAGATCATGCCGGACTTGAGCAGCATACTGGCGTCGGCGATCGCCGTGTTCATCCGCCCTTGCGCGGCGCCGAGCGGGTCGATCTGTTCGCGCAGCGCGGCGGCGCGCTGTTCCATGCCGGAGAACGCCGAGGAGAATGCCGATGCCGAGGCCTGCGCTTGCCCCGTCTGGGGCGCGTGCACGCCGAGCACCTGGTTGAAGGCGCCCTGGTTGGCACGTGCCACGTCAGTCCGCGCCTGGGACTCGGTCAGCTTATCTTGCGCTTCCTTCTGACGCTGAATCGCGCCGGTGCCGTCATCGACCGCTTTGCCGATTCGCCCATAGGCGTTTTCGGCACTCGTCGCCACGTCGTCGAAGTCGCGCGTGATGTCGGCTTTGCCTTCCATCCCGATGCGGACGGACATCTGCCTTTGCGTCATGCTTCGTTGTTCCTGTTGCAGCTTCTGACGACGATGGCTTCGACCTCGGACAGCACGTCGAAGAACAGCGGGGTAATGGCGTTCATGTGCTCGGCCAACGCCAAGACGCCGGCAAGATCGAAGCCGGTGGCGATGGCTGTCATCTTCACGCCGCCGGTGGCGAGCGGCACGGCCAGGAAGAAATAGCGCACCTGCCCGATGGCGCGCTGCAGGACGTTCCAGGCTGCGATGCCGGCTGGCGTTTCCGGGTCGCCGGGATAGTCGCAACCGTCGCAACGCCGGCCGTACAGCTCAAAGCAGTTCCTGCAGTAAGCATCACCGCCCTCTTCGAAGTGCCACTTCGCGAGGGCGATTATCCGTTTTTTTCGGAAACGTTCACCAGTGCGGGATTGACGTATTGCCGGTCGACGGCATCAAACACGCGCCAGTTCGCGAGATAAGCCTTGATGTTGCTCGGGGTCGGCAGGACCGGGCTGCCGTCGTCGTCACCGACGCCTTCCCACGCGACGATGCCAAGCAGCGCCATGGTCAAAGTGAAGGCGTGGTTGCTTTTCGCTTGGGCTGCAGCGAACGCCAGCGGGTCTTCTTTGGCGATGGTTTCGATCTTCGTTTCCGGCGGCAGGGCGTCGTGTATGGCCTTAGTGGCGGCTTGGCGCGCCGTCAGGATCATCGGCATGTCGATCGGCCGGAACTGCGTCCGCTGCGCCGGGATGGTTTCGGCAGCGTCGCCAGTGCCCACGGTGCGCGCTGGCAGGATGTCGAGCCAGAACGGCTCGGCGGATGGTTCGGTGAGTTTGTGCATGATGATCTTCCTCAGCTCGCGTAGCTCGACACGTCGTTGACCAGGGTCACCGTCATCGAGCGGCCGACGGTCGGGTTGTTGGCGCCCGACAGCGAGAACTTCGCTTCCAGGCCGCCCGGCTTGGAAATCGGAACCTGCACCTTCGGCAAATAGACCGCGTGCTGCACGATGGTGAGCGATTGGTTGGCGCCCAGGGTCCAGCCGAAGGTCAGATCGGTCGGGGTGCCGTTGATGGCGAGGTTCAAGAGGACGAGGTCCTGGAACCGCACCGTGATGTCGCTGGCAATGTCGATCATCCCCGGATCGGCGCCGGCAATGCGGCCGTCGGCGCGGATCACTTCCACCGGGTCCAGGCCATTGTCATAGCTGCAGGTGCCCGAAATGACGCTGGCCAGTGGTGCGCCGCCGCGCAGCACCTGGCCGGAGAATTGCGAGAAGCGGGCGATCGTTGGTTGCGTCGGCGTCCCGGCTTGGGTGGTGGTGATGATCGTCTCGCCCTGGGCGATCAGATCGATGGTTGCTTCCAGCAAGCCGGAGCGCTGCAGCGGGATCGACAGGCGGCTCGAAACGGCGCCGAAGTTCATGCCGTACTTCGGCACGTCGGGATTGCCGATCTCGATCGACGCGGACGGCAGCGTCAGCCCTCCCGAGGTGAAGACATGATTGAAGGCGCCGGTGGCCGCGCCGCCCGCCAGGGTCGCACCCGACGCGGTCGCATTCGACGTCGGCGTGGAGGAGGCCGCCAGCGTGACGCTGTTACCGGCGGTGCCGATGGTCTTCGAAGTGACCGTTATAATGGTTCCCGTCGGGTCCAGGGTATAGCTCTGGCTCGCAAGGGCTGTCGTCGCGCTGGCGTTGAGGCCCTGCACCGCCGCAGTCAGGGTGTCGAACAGGGTCGCCGCGATCAGGCTTTTGTCGCCGGTTGCACCGGAACTGACGAAGGTCCAGGGCGCCGCGCCGATGGTGACCGTTGCGTTGTTGACGGGCAGAGCGCTGAACACGAAGTTGCCTGTCGCCGCGATGCCCGCCGTGGTGGTGGGAAGGCCGAAGGTCAGCGCCAGCCAATAACCGAAGGCGCGCAGATCGATCGGCACCTTGGCATTGCCCTTGTTGTTGATCACGTCGCGGGCGGGCGCCTGGGGTTCGCGCCCATAGCCGAGCAGATCGTTCTTGATCAGGCTTTGCTCTTCGCCGAGCTGCGCCGTGATGAACGGCAGCTTGTGGAAGTTGCTGGTTGGCGGAACGCCGTAGGACGATTCATAGCCAAGGCACAATTGCGCATTGGCGCCGCGTGCGCGACCCATGGGTTTACTCCTTCGTGTGAGTGGTTATGAGCGCGCGGCGAGCCGCGCTTCGAGAAGCGGTTGCACTTGGCCGGACCAATATTGGGCGGCCTGATCGACATCGAGGCGCCTCGGCATGCGCGCCGTCGGGGTCAGGATGAACATCACCACCTGGGCGGCGCGCGGCGCGGACTTGCCTTGCCCGTAGAGCCGCACCAATTGCTTGCCGGTGGCGCGTTTGAAGCCGCCGGCGGCGGTGCCGATCACGTCGACATAAGCGATCAGGCGCCCCATGCCGCTGCGGACGAATTTGAGGTCCTGGTTGAAGAACGTTTCGACTTCCGCCGGCGTCATGCGATGGCCGCTGCCGCGTCCGGCCGCTGTGCGCGGCACATTGGCGGTGGGGATCGCCAGATACTTGGCGCCGTTCACCGGTGTGATGGTCGGGCCGCGATCGAAGGCGTCGGCAATCTCCGGCGCTTTCGAGAAGACATAGGCCGAGGCGTCAAGGCTTGGCCGCCCCGCGGGATAGCGGCGGCCTTGCCAGGTATTGGCGAGGCGCCCGCCAAGACCGGCAGCATTCACCTGCGCCCTGAGATCGGTTTTCAGGCCTTGCTGCACTTGGTCCATCGTGGCGGCGACGTCTTCCGCCAGATCGTCGCGGACGCCGGTGATCGCGTCGCGCCAAGGTTTCTCCCGGGCCGCCGTAAACCGCGGCATCAGCCAGCCCCGCTCGCCGTGGTGTAGGCGAGTTGCACATGCAGCACGGCAGAGCGCTCGGACCCCACGCCTTCGCTCTCGAATTCCTTGATATCGGGCGGTGCCACGACGCGGGCGTCGTCAACGACTCCCCCGAGTGTTCGGTTCGCGGCCAAGGCCGGGTCTATCCTGGCGATCAGCGCCTCCACCACGGCGCGCCGATTGGGGCCGTTGGCCGCGATCTCGAATTCTACCTGATGCTCAAAGGCGTAACTCACGGGCGACAGGATGACTTCCGGTTCGCCCGGCTCGCCATCTTTCATTATCACGACGCCGCTGGCGGTCGCGGGTGGCGATTTTTCCGGATCACGATGAAACAGGCCAGCGCCGACCGCGGCCTTGACGACGGTTTCCAAA